TTTCCGCGTCGCTCCGCTCATTGCGCTATCGCTCCATTCGCACCGCTCCGCGCCTGTTCTTTTCCGCGTCGCTCCGCTCATTGCGCTATCGCTCCATTCGCACCGCTCCGCGCCTGTTCTTTTTTTGACGTATAAATATTGAATAATTTAGTGAGGTTTGAATCTAGATTCATCAGAATTACAATCTAGATTTACTGAGATTTTAGCAAAATTAGAGAAGTGACGCGAAACGCGAAAAGCACAGGCGCGGAGCGGAATAACGGAGCAACGCGCAGTTATGAAGCGACGCGGAGTTATGAAGCGACGCGAAAAGCACAGGCGCGGAGCGGAATAACAGAGCAACGCGCAGTTATGAAGCGACGCGGAGTTATGAATCTACGGAGTTATGGATCTCCGCGAAAATTATATGATATGAATATAACAGTTTCCATCCTCGATTGGATGAATGTCATCACTGGGTATATTTTAGAGTTCATCTCCGAAAACAAATTATGGGTATTTATCACCATTGTGATTACATTGATATGTAACCCCATTGAAATGATATGGCTGTCCGATTTATTTACACAGTTCACCATCGCTATCGACAATCTTCAGTATGCGAAACTCCTCTCTATTCTCTGGAAAATGACCGCTGTCTATATTTTCATCGACCTCGCGAATATGGTAAGCAACTACTTCGATAAAATCTACTATCCGAAATTAGAGAAATTCATCCGATTCAAGCTCATCGACATTATCTTCAACCACATCGACGCAAATTATGAAAAGGAAGACATCTCCAATCACATCGTAAAAGCACTGAAGGTGCCAAATTCCGTCACCGCATTTACGAGTTTATTCGTTTATTGGATTGTCACGTTTATACTCACGACGGTCCTCATTATCGGGTATATCTTCTGGGTGAGCCCCACCGTCGGCGCAATGACGACGCTTGTATTTGCGGTGTATTTCATCGTGTATTATACCACACTTCATAAAACAATGACCACCTCTGAACAACGCGAGCATCAAGAAAACACATTACTGTCGGAGATTGACGATATACTCGGAAACTCCATCAGTATTATCTCAACACGTAAAGTTGACGACGAGAAGGAGTATCTCACTGAACGTCACGATGTATACGATGCCGTTCACGAAGATCATTTATGGCATAACTCCAAAACCGGATTCATATTATCCGTGGTGGGAACGCTTTTGCTCGTCTTCTACGTGTATATGATACTCACGCTCTACCGGAATAAGCAATTGAATAACGCAGACACCATCAAACTCATTATTATTATTCTCTTCTTTGTGCGGTATGTCAAGTTGGTGTCGCACGAAAGCATTTACGTCGTGACGGAATATGGCAAACTCGTGGATAGCGAGAGAAACATACAGACGCTCTTGCGTTATGATACGGACAATAGCAGTCGCTTGCGTGTGGACGCGGTCTCGGCGGCGACGGCGGCGGCGGCATCGGGGGCGAAAACAGGCATCCCCATCACCGGCGATATTGAGTTCAAAAATGTGTCGTTTGGATACCCTGGCTCCGGAACCGGGGCGGTCGTGAAATCTCTCGACAATGTCAGTTTTAAAATCCACCCTCGCGAAAGTGTCGCCATCATCGGCACAAATGGCAGCGGTAAATCCACGATTATCAAATTGATGTGTGGATATTTCGGTCCAACTGAGGGCCAGATTCTCTTCGATGGTGTCGACTTGCGAGAGATTGACCGCGAACACTTGCGCAGCAATATTTCAATGGTATCGCAAAAAGTCGTTCTATTCAATCGCACTGTTTTAGAGAATATCTGCTACGGAACCAATATTCCGAAAGAACAAGTGGTGCCTGTATTGGACCGACTCCAAATCACGAGTGTGTTCCACAAACTCCCGCAGGGACTGGATACGATGGCGGGGGCAAGAGGCGAGAAATTGAGCGGCGGCCAGCGCCAGATTATTTACTTATTGCGGAGCTACTTGAGTAATAAACCGATTACGATTATGGATGAACCGACCGCTGCGGTGGACGCGTTTCATAAGAAATATGTCATCCAAATGATTCACGAAATGATGAAGAAGACGACGCTGATTGTCGTCACGCACGACCCGGAGATTGCGACATCGTTTCGAAAGAAAATATACTTGGAAAGCGGAAAAATTGTCCGAGCATAGTGTAACGAAGTGAAACGGAGTGAAACGGAGTGAAACCGACCGAACGGAGTGAAAGAATGCTAATCATTATTACCAATGAACATCCAAACGTCGTGAACTCATTATCAAATGTATGTAAATCATTGAATTCACTGAAGATACCCTATGAACTCGTTGGCGAGTGTGACCAGGCGTTCATCAAACGTAAAGATATTCGCGCAATGTTATTCCCGGGCCGAAGTTCGCGCATTCATCCTTACGATATTCAACCGCGACTCGAATTGGAACTCTTTTACTTATACCATTTCCCGAATTTACCTACTCTCGGAATCTGCCACGGGTGTCAACTCTTGATGCTGTATCACGGGGGCGGCCTTGTTCATCACGACACCTACTGGATACGCAGTCCTGAAATTGAACTCGACCTCGCACACTGTGGCGATATCTTATTCCACGGGGAAGAAGAGCGACAACAACTCTACGTCCATTTCCACGACCTCCCCGTCGTCACCCCTGCCGCCAAGAAAGCCGGTGTGCGAGAGATTGCGTGGATGTCTCAGTTTCGTGATGGCCGGCGCCACGCGTGTGCGTTTGAATTCGTGAAGAACCGTGTCTACGGATTTATGTTTCATCCAGAGGCGAAAAAAGAGACCTACGCGATTCTCTCAAATTTTTATTACAAGGTCGCAGCGGCGACGTGACCGTGGTCGTGGTCGTGGTCGTGGTCGTGGTCGTGGTCGTCGTCGTCGTCGTAGTCCGCGTCTGTGTCATCCGCAGCCCACCAATTCATCGTAATCATCCCATTCTCGTCCAAATACTCCGCGTATTCCTCGCTGAAATATTTCTCAAAATACCGTTTGCTGATGATGCGCCGCTTTGCTGCGGAGTAGCACTTGCCGCAATAATACTCGTATGCGTTGTATAACGGTTGAGGGAATGAGAGATTCAGGGACACACATTGGTCTTTGAACTGAAGCAAATACTCGTTGATTTCTGCGTTTTTATTCCACAGCGCGCACCCCACATTTAGGATATACTTATCGTCTTCAATGATGACATCGGGGTAAAAATGGCGGAGTATGCCGAGAAGCGTGGCATCAGAAGCGGACGCGGACGCGAGGTTCGCAGAACCGAGCGGAGCGGCGTAGTCCTTGAATAGTGTTGAAAGTTCATCAATTTCCAACTCTATTTCCGTATCATTTACAACGCAATGCTCGCTCCAAAACTGGCGAAACTGGCTGACGACGGGGAGGTACCGACTGGTGCGATGAGGGAATGCGTCCCCTCCGCCTCCTACCCCTGCGGCGCAGGCATATTCTGCCAACTTCGCACGCAGGGTCGCCGCAAAAAACATCGCAGGCAAACGAAACTCCGAGAGATACATCTTCCACAGATAGAGCATATTTGTCATTGAAATCTCGTGGTCAGCAGACGCAGGCTCCGTCGCATAATCGATAAACTCCTGGATGATTTGCGGGTCAGTCCGGTCGCGCAAATAGAGCGCGTGGGTGGCGACCTCAGGCGTCTTACAATGAAGACGCAGGAAATCATCCGCGCTGCCGAACCGGTGCGAATAATGCGCGGCAACACAACATACATCAATGACATCGGATTTCAAATCGGGCATATGCGAGAGACGGAGACACGAGCTCCGAAATAATGCGCCGGTGGTTGGCGTGATAAATGACACGTTGATGCCGCCGCCGCCACCGCCGCCGCCGCCCATCGCCCCCGCGTGAATATCCACAATCCGGCAATCCTTATACTGATGCTCGTAATATTTGAACTTGAATGCGGTCGTAAACGCCGACGACCCTGAACCGAAGAGGGCGTAACATTCACCGCCGAGTTCTTTGATGAGTTCTTTCGCGACAGGAGGGATGAAGTAGACGAGAGCGGACGCGGAAGCGGAAGCCGACGCGGAAGCGGACTTCTTCAATAGAATGTCGCCGAGGATGGTGAGGAAATACTTGGCGTGATCGCGGGTTCGGAAGAGCGCTGGACACAGCATCGCTATGACATTTTGGATGGTATGTGATTCGGGGATGGAGGAGAGAATATCACGGGATTGTATGCTCTTGATGATTTTGTTTTTAATCTTATACTTAATGCTCGTGCTAATGCTCGTGCTAATGCTTGCGCTCGTGCTCGGACTCGCTCCACAAATCGGACTCGCTCCACCAACCGCCCCACCAAACGCGCCACCAACCGCCCCACCAAACGCGCCACCAACCGCCCCACCAACCGCACCACCATACGAGGCAACTGATGAGGATGCGGAGGTGCCTTTGGCACCGGAGGCTTCCGAGACAGGCGCCGAGATAGTCACCGAGTCCACGGAAGCACCGAAGGTGCTGGGTGTGGACGAGGTGAAAGAGAGTATCCTGTGATGAATCTCATCCTCGTGTATCAACGAATATCGGACCTGATTGTTATACGTGAAATACAGCTCGGACGCAGCGCAATAGAAATATTTGGTCTTGTTTAGGAAGGTCTCCGTGATTTCGTCGGCGGTCAGCGCGAGAGATTTCTTCCGGGTTTCGCGTTCACTCTGCGCGTTCTGGTAATTCTTGATAGATTGCGGAAGTTGCGTCTTGACGTAGGCGTGGATTCTCTCGAGGACATACTCATTGCCGGGGATGGCTGCGTTTGTATTCCATATCTCCGAGAGAATGGCGATGGTATCTTCGAGAGATGGAGGCATTTATGGATACGGCAATAAATTGTGAATATTATATAGATAATCATATCGGTTTAACTATTTTTTATGGAGGCGCCGAAGAAACTGAATCGGTCTCGGTCTCGGTCACCGTCACAGAGACGGTCACCGCATAAAGACACACATCATCATTCTTCAAGCTTATCAAATAAGACACTGCGGCAATTTCATAAAGATAGTCATCATCCGTCACCTCACACCTCACACTATACACCCCATACCTCACAACATTCCGCTTCATCGAGAAGTTCTGATGTAACAAAGGTAATTGACACCCTGGGACAAGGAAAATATGAGGAATTTATTGATTATTATGTAAGGTCGCACGATAGATTATATAACAGTGTTCAGAGGACACAAACCTTTTTTATTAACTTTATTCACACGTGTAGGATGTATTTATTAACAAATGAACGTTATTATACCCATTTTATAGAAAAGATTGGTGATAAAGAATATGGTCGATGTAAGCCCATTTTCAATGGGCCAACAAAGCAATATATTGATTTATTGATACATATCGTAAAAAACGCGGAAAGATATGATAAAGCGACTGCTGCGAAAATTCACAGGTTATTATTTTGGTTTGAACAGCAAGGTATTACGTATCTTATTGTTATCCCATATGATGAAGAGATGGCTGTCATATTTCAAAAAAATGATATTTCTCCAGGATACCGTGAAAAAAAAGATGGAACTATGAATTATTGTTCTTTACAAGGAGGATTATTGAAAGACGGTATGGAAATATCAAATACGAGGGTGAACGCACTTTTAAATAAAATACATAAATTAGGTGACAATTCTGACAGTTCCATACGTAGTCATCATCAAGGTCGTCATAGTGAACGTAATGGTGGTCGTCGTTCGTGCCGTGGCATTAGAAGTAGCATTCGTAGCATCAGCGCACGCAAAGGCACACAATGTAATATTTTCCCAGACGGTCTTGACGGACAACGCAGTGATGAAGATACTCCTCCCGGTAGACATCGTCGGGGAACCAGAAAAAATAGAATAACGACAAAACGTAGTAAGAAAAATAAGCACCGCCGCAGCGACTCACATCGTAGAAGGTAGCCGTTGACATTATTTTTGCGCGAATCTTGCTAAAAATAATGAATGAAATGAATGAAATGAATCAGTGCTTACGATAAGAGCGCTTCCTGCCACCCTTCTTGGCGGATTTACGGTGCTTCTTGCCGCCCTTCTTGGTGGATTTACGGCCACCGCGCTTGGCGGACTTCTTGGCGGACTTCTTGTAGTTGCGACGACGGGAACGACGGCGACCGCCTTTTAAATTACCTAATTCGGCTTCAGCAGATTTAATTTCTTCTTCTTTTTGTTTATATTCTTCGCTGGTATTATCTTCTATTTTAGATAATTCCTCTTTTAATTTTGATATTTTTTCATCATATTCATTAACTTTTTGTAATCTTTGGACTTCTGGGTCTATTTCTGAAGAGGGGTTGGGTTCTTCACTCGGTTTGGATTTGTCTGTGGATACGCCTGCTTCTGCGGGTTCGGGAACGGTGGATTCGGGTGCGGATGCGGCGGAATCGGTTCCAGAGGTGGAATTCGGGGTACACAATTCGTCTTTAATAATCTTTTTTGTTTTTTCATCCATTGCGTTAATTGATGCTATCATAACATTCGCGGCTTCATTAATCGCGGCTTCACTCATCCTTTCTTATCGTCTCTTATACATATTCTCAATATTTTATTCCTCCAATATTGAGAATTCAACCAGATTTTTCAACGCCGCCGAGTGGAACGCGATTTTTTCCTAAATACGCGCTTGGCCGATTTCTTGTATTTGCGCGAAGGGCGGCGGGCGCGGCGACGGCGGGAACCGCCACGTCCGCTTGATGTGCTTGATACATCATTATCTAATGTTTTCAAAACATAATAATTTGTAATATTATCTTTATTGGGTTGTGCATTCGCCGGTTTTTGACCTCGGTCATCTTCAAAGAACTGTGTTATATTTTTATCTAAGTCTTCTATTGTTGCTTTACGGTAGGACATTTGTCAAATATATATAAATAACTAATATTTTATTTCTACCCCCATTTCACGCCTCCACCCACCCCCTCCGCGGGAAATCCGCTAAATATTCCGCCCAGTCTTTCCACTCGGGATGTTTCTTCATATGTTCCTTCACTATAAACGGCGTCCCGCACGGCGGCCCCCAATGCGCCAAAAACGACATCCGGCGAATGGACGCACTATCCGCGACTTTTGTGTCATAGGCGCCAACGGGCTTGAATGGAATCGCGGCGCCGCCATCCCCCCCGTCGACGTAGCCGTGTTTACACACCGTCCGCGTGTTCGCCGTCATTTTTCCTAAATGATGGTCATAATGGTCCGCCAAAACACGTTTCGCAATGCTCGTATCCAACCTCCCGCGATACTTCTCCATCAGTTTCTCCAATTGGACGCGGCGATTCCCGATACTGGATGTGATATCACGGAACCCGCTGCCGTCGCCCCCGTCAATCATCCCCACACCTGTCGCGTCCGTCGCCGCCTTGGATGACAACGCACCCGAGCATTCTATATTCCGGATTCTCTCGTCATAGGTAGAATTGAATCCCACGAAGAACCCATCCCGCGTGGTTTCGACATTGACGTAATTCAGTCCGAGTTCAACGCGCATAATCCGTGGCGCGCGCGTGTCCCCGAACATCCACGAACACGCATAATCCCCCGAGTTCCGTTTCTGTAATCTCTCGGCATATTCTTCTAAAGTTCGCCCGTATTGCATACATTCGCGAATACGGCAGCAAATAGGATCGCGCAGTCGGAAGGCATTGAATCCGCGAATGGTCGTCTCGCTCCCCACGATTCCCGCGCCCGTCACGAAGAAGTCGGTCATACTCCATACACCCCCAGGCATACTCTGCATCACCATTGCGACCCCATCCCCCGCCTCCGGCTCTATCCGTAAAATCACATTACAAAACTGGGCGTCCAGGAAATTGCTAAAGGAGGAGTGCCCGCATACAATCCCGCCGTCTTTCGTCCACCCCGGGCCGACGGCCATTATCAGCGAACACCGGTCCTTGAATTCGTCCAAGCGCGCGGCGCGGGCGGAGAGGGCGGCGGGGTTGGCGGCGATGGCGTGTTCGTCGCGGATGACGTCCGCATACTTCCCGCGGTATTTCGGCGTATCGATATACCGAAGTAGGTGCGCGTAGAAGTAGGGGAGCGACATATAAACGTTCACGAGGATTACCTGGCGCACATCGAGACCGGCGCCTGCGGCGATACCCTCCATCTCTCGGAATATCTTCGGATACCGTTTTTTAATGATGCCCTTGTAGAAATCGTCGCAGAGACCGTAAAAAAAGTCAATATCGCGTCCATATCCTTGCCGAAAGAGGAAATCATACGTGGAGAACATTCGCGTGAATATTTCGGGGTTGGCGGCGAGGAGTTGTTTTCCGTGGGAAACCCCGCGTTCATAGGGGGCGCCGCGGATAGTGACGCGAATCCAGCCGTCGTCGTCACCCGCACCCGCGCCCCCAGGTCGTCGACTTCCACGGCGGGTCCTTCTTGTCTCACTACGTAGACGCGCACGTTTTTTGTGTGTTTGTTGTTTCATAATCCGAATCAAGGTTTAACTGGTTTTCATTATACTACACGCATAATATAACACAAGTAGCAGTAAATAGATATAAAGATTTCTAAATCAGAATGTATAAATATTAAATCGTAAATAGAATTATGAGTCATTTAAACGCACATGGCGGCGGCGGTGGCGCGGCAGCAGTAGCATCTGTATCCGCGACAGATCCAGGTAGTAACTTATCCGACAATGTACTCGTGATTAAAACCGTCCAAATCGCACCGGTTCGTATTATGATGTGCGCGCTAAAGGAAATCCTCATCGAGACGAATATCACGTTTCAGAAAGACGGGATTCGCATCATCAATATGGATAAATCACACACGATGTTGGCACATATGTTCCTGGAAGCCGTGAATTTTGAACTCTATGAATGCGCCCTTGATAAAATCATCATCGGTGTGAATATGTTCCACTTGTTTAAACTCATTAATTCGATTGACAACGACGATACCCTCACCATCTATATTGAGAAGAAGGACTATAATGATGGCGTGGTTTCGTATTTGGGGCTTAAGTTCGAGAATGGGGACATCAAGCAGTGTAAGACGCAGAAACTCCGACTTATCGAGCCGGACCCGGAAGACTTGGTGGAGCCGCAAGTCGCGTTTTCTAGCGTGATTAACCTCCCATCCAGCGACTTTCAGAAGATTATTCGCGACCTCTCGTGTATTTCAGAGAAGCTGGAGATTAAGTCGGTAGGGAACGAACTGATTTTCAGGTGTTCGGGGCAGTTTGCGACGGCGGAGGTGAGGCGCGTGGAGTCGGACGGAAGTATGGAGTTTCTTCATAAGAAGGACTCGGGGAAGATTATTCAGGGGGAGTTTTCACTGAAGAATCTCGGGTATTTCATTAAGTGCACGAACTTGTGTAATCAGATAGAGATGTATTTGGATAATGATATGCCGCTGGTGGTGAAATACTACGTCGCTTCACTGGGGACGATTAAATTGTGCTTGTCGCCGTTGCCGTCGTCCTAATAAGTAATATAAGAAGAATTCTATTGTATATATTACTGTGCGTTGCTCTGAATATATTTTTTATTCCAGGCCTATAATGTCTTCGAATTTACAGACACAACCGTTAATCCTTACGAAAGATATTCTTTTGAACTATAAATATATAAAGCATATATTGAGTTATACTCTTCGTATACGAGACTTATTATGTAGGGAACTTGAAAGGCTCCCTCTTCATATGAAAGTAACAAACTATGTATTTAATATGGATGATCCGCACAATACATTATATAATGACGCAAGTTATTTACTACAAAACGATTATTCGAAAAATAGAGTATTAGATGATGTTGTCAATCAATTACATCAATATTTTCCTGATAGCAAAATTACAATACACGATAAAGAAGACAGGAATGGGTTTATTATAACAAAAAATACGTATATTGAAATTGATTGGTCATAATGAACATGAATAATAACGCACGCATATTCGTAGCGTTATTATATTCACATCTCGACTCCTACTCGAGCGGCGAAGCAGCGGAGGAACGGAATCGCAGAGCCGCGCAGCGGGCGGAGCGATGAAGAGGGGGAGCGCCTAATAAGTAATATAAGAAGAATATATTATTATGTTTATGTTTCTCTGGTATTACCGACGAAACGATGAATAAAACAATATATACGACATACCATTCGGTTTTACCGCCCACTGTGTTGAATCGGTGGCGCGAACTAAACCCCGATTACGCAGTCGATTTTAGTTTGGATGTGAATTGTATTAAGTTTCTTGATACAGAATTCAATCGAACGTTATCGCGGCTCTTTTTGTCTATCCATCGTGGAATGTATAAGGCCGACTTGTGGCGATTATGTAAGTTGTATGTCAACGGTGGAGTCTATGCTGATATTGATTTGGTTCCATTTCGGTCGTTGTCGGAAATTACTGCGTCAGCGTCAGCGTCAGCGTCAGCGTCAGCGTCAGCGTCAGCGTCAGCGTCAGCGTCAGCGTCCGTGCCCACATTCTACTCGTGTTTAAGTATGGGA